CAACCATCTCGCCTTCGTCTAACACTACGATCCAAGCAGAGCGTTCAGGATCTGAAAATAAGTTATACTCTGCATCAAATCCTTTTACTTGTACAAATTCATCGTAAACTTTTTTAATATACTTTTTCATGAAATCATCTACCTGACTATTCCATAAAAATGTATACGAAAGAGAGTCATACTCTTTCGGGCGTTTAGCTTTATTCAGGTACTCATCTATAACGAGTCTAGTACTACGACAATTGTACCACTCGTCGTTAGCGATGAGCCATCCGTTCTCAACAGCTTCTTTCTCATTTAAATCAGTCGTATCTAATGTCATTCTCACCAACTGTAAATCATAACGCTCTTGAGAACCAAAAAAATGATCGGTTTTTATTTTTAACATTATAGTGTTGATACCACACCCGCTATGTAAATTACTGATACCACTGCCTGAATGACTAACAACGACCACTTACGCCAGGCAATAGAGACGATAGCCCAACCAAAGTTACCTAAAAGATTAAGGTAAAGATTAGCGGGATAAATGTTAAAAGCCGTGAGTGATACGCCCGCTATCAGAACAACGGTCGATAACCACTCAGTCCAAAACACCCAATCATATTTATTTTTCATCACCAGTGCCTTATCACGCCTGCAACGATAAAGATATTAGTGATAATATAACAAAGTACGATACAAGTACGTATGATTGCTATCTTATCAGCCTCATGATTATCTTTACCGTGTTTCTCACCTAGAGCCTTAGCCCATAGTCTCCACATCAATAGAACTCCACTACCTCATCAGCGATACCGTACTTAACAGCCTCTTGTGCAGTTAGCCATACGTCTTGTGCTGGAAGAAGGAACTTTTTAATCTGTGCCTCTGTTAGACCCGTACAACGCTTGTAGTGCTCGACGATTCTTTTATGCGTGTTTTCAAACTCTTTCACTGTAGCCATAAGCTCGTTGTGTTTACCAGACGAGTGCCAAGAGTATTGATGTGACAGGATAGCCGTGTTTCGTGTAATCAAACGCTTGCCCTTTTCACCGGCAATAAACGTCAATAGACCACAGCTGGCGATCTCACCTAAACCGTATGTGTGTACAGGTATTCGAGAACCCTTCATGATATCAATGAGTGCAAACGCGCCAGATACCTCACCACCAGGTGAGTTAATGATCATAGTCATATGCTTAGGGCGATTCTTAGACATAAGGTTACGTGCTAGAATAAACTCAATAGCTTCACCTGTCGTCTCTGCGTCAAACTCTTTATTGAAAAGAAAATAGTGATGCTCACCTATCTCAGGCACATCACTATAGTAATATCGTTCATCACGTTCACGCATCACGATCTGTCTTCTTTAACTGTCTAACAAGCCATTCTATAGATTTAATCTTTTCATGTTCAGTCATAGACTGACTATTGAGAACCTTCTCGATGTGTTCAACTATTTGTTTTGTCCACTCGAGCTCCACTCTCACCATGTCGACTTCCGTCATTCAATCTCTCCAATCGCTTATTAGCTAGTAATTTGTTACTAGTAATAATATCTACCATATCATTTTTTAAGTCAATGATAACGTACTGGTTTACTTTTCTTTCAACCAGTACGTATCTATTAGGCAGCTGTTCTATATCCGAGGACACGATCAACTGGGAAGTAAGCGATGTTAACTTCTTGGTTTTGATTACCGCCAAGAACCTTAACGTACTTTACGCCTTCAAAGTACTCATAACCAACAAAGAACGCAACGTGTCCAGCCCAACTATTTCTACCTCTAGAGAAGACGACTACATCACCCTCTTGAGGGTTGTTGGTCTTTCTACCCCAGTGCAAGAAGCTTCTTGCCTGTAGACTATTAGTTGTTTCGTAACCACTACGATTTAAGATAGCGTTAGCGAAAGCTGCACACCATGGGATACGAGCTGGATCTATTGGATCCTGACCTGTGTCGCTAAAGAGAGTCTTTAGCTCTTTCTTATTACGACGCTCGTGCTTGCCTTCCCACTTCTTTGCTTCAGCAACAACTTCCTTAGACTTAGGTTCGCAAGTAAACCAACCGCACTTCTGTGCGATCTCTTTTCTACGCTCATCTTTAGTCTTTGGCTTCAGTGCTAGTTGCTGATTTATTACTTCTTGTCTCTTTGCTTCTTCAGCCCAGTACTGAGATGCAGTCATGTCACCCGAATTTGTAGCGTATGGGTCACGGGAAGCGAATATACTATCATTTTTAAGGAAAGGATTATTTTCAGGTGCTACCTTGGCAGCGCGTGACTTTTTAACCTTCTTCTTTTTCTTTACAATCTTCTTTACTTGTGTTTGTTGTACCTGTCGCACTTCAGGTTGATTTGTAGAAGGACTAGCTTCTGCGACACCGGAAAATCCTACATAGAAGAACATTCCTAATGCCAAGATCAGAGTCTTGTACATTTCTATCTCCTGTTTTGGCGATCCAGCACCTCTATTAGGAGTCTTGCTGTTCCGCTGTGGAAGAAACCAAGAGCTTGTGCACCCCCTCGTGATACGTCAACCTCTTTGTCTCTGATGAACGGCCCTCTATCGTTGACGACCGCCTCTATTTGTTTGCCGTTTTGAACATTAGTTAATCGTAGCATAGTACCAAACGGCAAAGTACGGTGTGCCACTGAGTACTTATTCGGATCGAATCTTTGACCGTCGGCGGTCCTCTTTCCGGATTGGTACCAAGTGGCTTTACCGTGATATGACTTTTTTACCGCCTCTGCCTCAACCTCTTTGACAGTCTGGGTACAAGCCAGTAGAGGTAAGGTCAGAAGCAATAAAAAAGATTTTTTCATTAACGTTTACGCTTATTACGCCTTGCCTTACGCTTTTTGGAACCTATCTTACGACGGCCTTTGCGAGGTCGATTCTTATGTGGCCATGACATATCATACTCCTTTAAATGGTGCGCGAGGTAGGACTCGAACCTACACTCAGACCGTTATGAGCGGCCGGCTTCACCTTTAAGCTACTCGCGCTTAGTTTGTCAAAATTTCCTTAAGACGATCTGCAGCGTACGATGCTGCAAATGCTTCAGGCTTCACCTTAGGTGCGAAACCACACATGCCACGGATATATCCAGTAGCCTGTTGGATGACACATGAAGATCCATGCATCTCATCTGGATTGATGTCAAGGTGAACTTCGCAGTGACGATCGCCGATCGCCTCGATGAGGTCTAGATACATCTGTGAAGCACGATACACTTCGTTCATTAGACGAACGGCAGGACGATCGTGTCGCTTATCGTAGTCTCGTTCAGAGTCTACCTTTCCGAAGACACGACAGCCTCGAGACGAATCCATGTGTACAACAACAGCAACTGTGTAGTCAGCGTACCACTGTTCATCGCTACCACGGTAACGTTCACTATCTGCTCCAATATAGATGGAGGTGGCAGGCGACGAATCGCTGATAAATCGAAGTACTTCATCAAGATCAAACTCTCTCATCTTCTTTCTCTTTTGATTGGTGCCCACGGTCAGATTCGAACTGACACTACGGAGATTTTAAGTCTCCCGACTCTGCCTGTTGGTCTACGTGGGCTTTATGAACCTTAACCATTATCCATGAGTTGTAGTACTTATCACTCTCTAAGACTCTGTTGTCAAACTGATACTTTGCTTCCCAGTAGTTACACTCACCCTTAGTTTTGCAAAGTCTTAGTATCTCACGTTTGAAGTTATGAGATCCTAGTTTTTCAACGTCTTCTTGCAGATCTTTGTTAGAGCCATAGTACGTCTTCCAATCGGAAGATACTCTGACTCTTTTCTTCTTACCTTTGACCTGCTTGGTCTTAGCTTTAGTGAAAAGTTTCTTGCCTATGTACTTCTTACCCGTTGCAAGATTGGTTATATTATACACAAACCCAACGTATTCGTACACAGTTTCTTCATCAACTAAGACGTTATTAAAGTACCAAGGATTCTCGTACGACACTATTCGTCGTCCCAGACAGTTCCTTCGTCTTCATCGTCATCATCTGGCATTTTCTGCCATCCACAAAATGGGCAAAAGGTGGGGTCATCTTGTTCACGATGCAGAATTTGGTACTCTGCATCGCACTGTTCACAAACAAAATCGTCGTTCATTTACACTGGTTCTTCTTATCATCGGCGATCGACTTAAGATCAATCGCAGGGATTGGATTCTTAGCATTCTTATCGTCAGGTACGTGGAAAGTATAACCACTTGCCTTTTCGACTTCAGCTACGGTTACCTGATATTTACTAAAGTCTGGTGGAGTACCTGGAACGTTAGGAATGATAAACGCGATCGACTTCTTAGTGACATTATCTGTCAAGATCTTGAAGAGTGCATCTGGAACTACGACTTTACCGGCTCCAATAGTCTTCGATGAAGGTGACCAGATATTACCTGCTACGATCGCCCATGCGTGCTTAGTGGAATATACCCATGCGCGTTCAGCAGACTCTAGGTTCTTCCATGTACCACGATTAACTGATGGAAGCTGTGGACTCATGTTTGACATGATAAACGACTCACGTGCGATTGTTGCGTCGTAAGACATGTCAGCGTTGTTTGCTAAGTGACCTTGGTCGTAGCCAGAACTAGCATAGTCACTAGGCTTCGCTGAGTTAGCACCGAGTGATTGGTCAGCAGCAAAAGCGTCATCACGAGGCAAGCAGCTGATAACGTGTTCTGGCGTTAGTGTCCATGCAACCCAACCAGGAATCTTTGCCTGGTTATTATGCTCAAGGATATAACCGCCTCTACAGATGATAGGCTCACCGTTCTTTGCAGAAGGTAAACCATACGGTACCATAGCAGAGCATGCTGCAGCAGGCTTTGGTGGAGCTTGGTCAGCAGCAAACGCAAATGATGTAGCTGCAATAAATGATAGTGCAATTAATTTAAATTTCATGTTTATTCCTTTAACTTATAGTAGCAGGTGTATCTTTCATTACTGAACAAGATACTTTTGTCGGACAATATGGTTGACCACAAACATAATGTGTTAATTGATTCAAATCTTTTCCACACATTACGCAACGATTTTCAATAGTTTGTCTAATCGATGGAACATAACGAAAATTCTCAGTCCAGTCTTTTCGTGCGGCCTGATATCCATCATACCAACCACGCTTATAATCATCTGATTCTATCATAGTGAAAATCCTTTGAAAGTATCTGACGATACATCTTTTTTAACGCCACCGACGACATATGAAGTGATCTCTGTTTCTTGTGGTGCTACTTGCACTTCTGCACCAGAGATCCACTTCTGTGTCCATGGAAGTGGATTGCTACCTCCCTTATAAGGCGTAGGCAAACCGATAGCTGTCATACGCTTATTAGCAATCCATTCTATATATTCATCCAGTAGGGATGCGTTGAGACCAACCATCGACCCGTCCTTGAATAGATAACTGGACCAAGCTTTTTCTTGGTTGACACAATCGACAAACATTTTAATGCTTTCTTCTTTTGTTTCCTCAATATATCATTCCGCGTATGGAGGTTATCTTCAAAAAAAAGTGAAAAAGCTTTTTTTTAAAAGCACCATTTGGCTTGTCTACATGCCTACAAAAAGAAGAATGCATCGCCCCCCTACTGCACAGGAGTGGGTGTCCC